CGACACCGCGCAGAGTTCCGGCAGTCGGTTTCAAGAGGGTCACCTCTTTAATATCGGTCTCGCCGCGTTTGATGGTTTTTACCAGGGTGATGACGTGTTGGTTTTCAGCTTTTTTCATGATGTCTCTGTCTCATTCAGTATTCAGGGAAGACCGGCCAGCGGCGCTGACCGGTTGAACATTACATACCGATGTTTCGGCGGTGCTCTTCGAGCTTGTCGACGCCGTTCACCTTCTCAATCAGGTTGACGGTGTCGATTTCGACCAGTTCCTTTCCGTTGAGGGTGAGCCTGTAATAGGTGCAGTCCATCGAGATTTTCGACTCGGTGTCCTCGCCCTGTTTGGCATCGCCGGTGTCGATTTCTTTCTGACGGCCACGCAGCACCACTTCGACCGGTACCGTCTCGCCGGTGTCGTCGCGCTGGTAAGAGCCCGCAAAACGCAGCGGCACCGCCGAGGCTGTCGCAGCAGCGTAGAGCGACCAGATAGCATCATCCGGGAATCCGCCGAGGGAAAACTCCGCCGCCAACGCGTCATCATCGAGACCGAGATCGACCGGGGCCGCACCGTTCATTCCGCCGCCGCGATATTTTTCGAGTTTGCGGGTCAACTTTGGCAGCGTCACCGACTGGACGACACCGAGATAGTTCGTGCCATCAATAAACAGATTCATGAGCTTTAACTTGCGAGGTAATGCCATGTCTCAGGCTCCTTATTTGCTGTTCACTGACGAGATGAGATTCGCCAGATATTTGTCGGTAATGCGCTGGCGTAAGGTCAGGTTTTCGAGTGGTGGTACCGGCGTGTAGTCGTAGTCGATATACAGCTTCCCGGCCTTAAGTGTCTCCGCGTCGTTGGCGTCTTCGTCAAACCAGCAGGTCGCATCGACGATATAGCCCCCGGTTTTCAGCTCGCGGAATTTCGCATTGATGCCGTCAACGATGTCGCGAATGAGCGTGGCGGTAACCGGTTTATCGACTGCCCACATGTGCGCCTCAGCCATCGTGTCCGCGATAACCTGCGCGGTGCGGGTGTAGTTCTCAAACAGGAAAAGCGGGTCATCTGAGCAGGTGCGGTTCCCCCAGAAGCGAAAACCGTCTTTGCGGATCAGCGTGGTGACCCCGGCTTCGTTCAGCAGGTCGGCATCGGTGCCCGGTTCCTGCAAATCCCAGAACACAGACGCACTGATACCGGTGACGCCATTAACGCCGACGTTAGACAGGGTTTTGTGCCAGCCGGTGTCATTGTCGATTTTCGCTCGCAGACCGAGCGCTCGCGCGGTGGCGTACGCTGTTTCCGTCGCGTTAGCCGTGGTATCCCACGACAGGAAATCCGGCCAGATAACCATCAGCTCGCGGGCGCTGAAGTTGTCGCGGTACTTGATGGCATCAGAAATGGTTTTGCAGCCCCAGGCGCTGACATAGCCGAATGCACGCAACTTTTGCGCCACCGGTACAAGTGCGGTCGCCACCTCCAGTGAATCGAGACCCGGCACGCCGAGAATACGCGGCTTAACACCTGTCACCGCCTGCGCGGTCAACAGTGCTTTCAGTCCGGTGTATTTCCCGTTCTCATCGGTGGTGCCGATGATGTTAGAGATGGTCTGCGCCTGCGCCGCGTCCTCATCGTCGCCGGTGCCTTCTTCCACACGCACGACAATGGTCACCGGCTTTGACTGGTCAGCGATGGCCTGTAGTGAACTGGCGAGCGTGCCTTTGGTACCGGCTTTCCCGATGACGCTTTGCGGGTTGGTAATTAACACCGGCTCATTGAGCGGGAAGGTCTCGACGTCAGCATCGCTGGCCGTGCAGACCATGCCGACAATGGCGGTGGAAACCGTGGAAATGATGCGCGTGCCGTCGTTGACTTCGACGACCTGCACGCCGTGATGAAAATCACTCATCCGTTTAACTCCGTTGGGTTGGGGTGAGTAATATTTTCTGTTGTGTGAGGCAAGGGGGCTATTTGTCCGGGTTGGCCTGACTCTGGTACAACCCGATGAAATATAACGATCGTTTTCATCGATCGGTCAGCCTGTATTGATCGTTATTACCCATTATCAATGAAAGGATATTGCCGCTATGGTTTCGCCATCACTGAGGGCGATAAAATGACGTATTTACTCTGGATAGTGGGCGGTCTGGTAGCGTGGGGAGTAGTTGGCTTTATCTGGTGCCGCTGGTTTACCGATGATGATGACGATGAATATCAGGAATGTCCGTATGAATGAGCCCGCATTGCGGGCTCATTTGTTTATACGACCGGGAGCGACGGCCAGTCAAAATCTGGTGCATCAGCAGGCTCTACCCGGCTAATCAGCACCCGGTATTTTTTCCACTCAAGTAACAGCACCTTTTCTTCATCCGTTGCCATATCCAGACTGACCGCATCCTCCAGGGTATCGATAGCCAGTGTGGCGACGCCGGTCAGCCTGACTTTCTCTTCCTGCGCAAATACAACGGCAGCGACCCGCTCAGCTTCCGCATCTTTCACCCAGCCTTTGCCATCCCACTTCATGTGCAGCCCTTCAGGTGCCAGGGGCGTGACACCAGACGGCAGCGGCCCCGGCGCGGTAATAAAGATCTGCTCACCGGTTGCCGTATCGAACACGGTTTTACCGCGATGGTCTTCCGCCTGACGCCATGCCTCCCCGTCAAAAATCGCCACGTTGCCGGGCAGCACGTCCGGCGGTGCAATGTTGGTGCAATCGGCCGGTAAGCCCGTGTGAGGCGGGAGGTAAGCATCCCCGGCACCAATAAATTCACGGGTATCGGCACGCAGGTTATAGACCCGGATGGTGCGCGCTCTGGCTGAAAATCTGAACGTCATTATGCAAGCCTCACGATGTAGTTGAATGCGATGTTTTTCACGGTGTTTTCGGCGTTACCGGCGGCGGCAATGGTCACCGCGTGGGAGTGCGCCCCGAGCGCGACAGAATGCGTATGTGCTCCAATCCCGACCGTGTGGGTATGTGACCCGATGGCGACCGTGTGCGCATGTGCGCCCGCGCTGGCGGCAGTCCCTGAGACTGCGTGCGTATGCGCCCCGGCATCAGTGGTTTTGGTACTGGTGTCTTCATAGCCATTTTTCTGAAACGCATTGCGGTCGATATAGCGATTATTCCCGCCGCCACCATCCCGCCATGCACGCTGGGCGTGGTTATGGTTTCCCGAGCTGGCTGCGGTACCGGACACGCTGTGCGTATGTGCACCGGTGTTATTCGAGGTTTTGGTACCGTAATCAAAGGCGTTGCTGCTTTTGGTGCCATAGTCGAAGGCGCTGGTGTTTTTGGTGCCGAGGTCCGTCGATGCTGCGCTGGCCCCGTGGGTGTGTGACTTAATCCCGTCCTGCTCCTGAGACAGCACCGCACGACCACTGGCCGGTTTCCCCTTAATCGTCCAGTTGCGCATATCAGGAATGACGCCCGACGGGTAAGCCACCGCCAGTAACGGATAAACCGCTTTATCAAACGACTGGCCCTGCATGAAGGCATAACCGGTCTGAATGCTGTCAGACGGCCACGCAATAGGTGCCCCGACCGGGAACGTGTCGGCGGGCGTCCACGGCGTCCAGCCGCCGGTGGAATACTGGCTGCGGGAATAACTGCGCGATGAGTTGTAGACGCAATAAATCTGCGTGACCCCGGCATTTTTATAAATAATCAGCGTCCCTGCGCTGTTCTCCGGGTATTTCAGTGCGGCCGTGGCGTTGGCATTCGCGGGCTGGTGATACAGGCCCGGCGTTTTATAGGTGTCGAGGTTCTGATTCGCACCGATTTCCATGCTCTGGCCGTTGAAAATATCCTGCGAGGTGACACTGATGTCGCCGTTCAGCGTTTTGCCGTTCACCTTGCGGGTGGTCGGTACGCGTCCGTTAGCATTGTCGTTCGCCGCTTTGACGGCTTTCGGCGTTGCAGCCAGTGTTTCAGACGTGCTGTCGGTCGCGCTGCTGAGTTGCACGATACCCTTTTGCGCCGTAGTCGCGTCCTGAGCCGTGTATTTTCCTTTAGCAAGGTCATATGCCGCCTTCACCGCTTTCGGCGTGGCAGCGAGCGCCTCAGACGCGCTGTCGGTGGCGCTGCTGAGCTGGGTAAAACCTTTCTCTTTCAGCGTGGCGTCAGGATGGCGGCGCGATTGTTCGTGCTCCGCGATTTTGTCGTCAACGTAATCCTGCGTGGCCATAACCATTGATGAATCGATGGCGAGCTCGACCGACTCGAGGTCGGACAGGATGATCACCATGCGCAGGGTCTGCGCCCGGCCGGAACCTTCTTCCAGTTTGGGCTTATAACTCTCGGCCATATTACCGACGGCGACCAGCGTGCCGGTGTCATCGTACAACCCCATTTCACGCAGCCAGAAGCCGCCCGTTTCCGGCGGGATCACCAGCTCGGCCACGACGTAATTTTTCTTCTTGTTGTCCTGACTGATTTTGTTCAGCGCATGACGCCAGACCTCATTGATGAGTTTTGTCTGGCCGGTATTCGGCTCGGGCAGCGTACCGCCCCCGTCGCCGACAGCCATCGCCACGATATTGACCTTTTTGCCACCCGGCGTCAGTGCCGCCGCAAATTTTGCCGCCCCGGCCGTGGTGACCACTGTTTTATATTTCACTGTCATTCTGCTCTCACTTAGCCCGGATACACGGTAATGATGTCGCCGTCGTAACTGACGCCCCCGGCGAAGAGATAACCGGCCACGTCCTGAATGATGTTGAGTCCGAGAAGGTGACGACTGGCCGGTTTGGCGTCGGCAATGAGCCGCTCCATCTCGAGATACATTTCCTCGGTGATGCCAGTTTCGAGCACACCGATGTCGAGTCGAAAGGTGCCGGGCGGGTCACTGGTTTCCCACCACTCCGTCACGTTAATCACATAGCCCAACGGCTCGACCACACGCCGCACTGCGCCGATGGTGCCTTTGCGCCGGTGAATGTAAAAAGCCGCCCGAATCACGTCGCGTTTGGTCTCTTCCGGCCAGTCGCTATCCCAGCGGTCGACGGAATACGCCCAGGCGAGCCACGGCAGCAGATTCACCGGGCAGTCGTTCGGGTTCCATAACCGGCGTAACGGGATCGGGGTATTTTCGATATCTGCACAGGCACGAGCTGCGGCCACCTCCAGCGGCGATGACCCGACCGGCAGGAGACGTGCCTCACTCATCCGAGCCCCCGAGCCTGATTTGATAATCTGAGCAGAAAGACGCCTGCGTTTTATCGAGCACAATGTCTGCGGCCGGTGCCGCCAGCTCGACCCGCTGCACCCCTTCAACATGCAGGGCGGCGTAAATGGCAGACTGACGAATGTCACGCCCGAGCCGGTGCTGAGCGCTGATGTAGGCTTTCAGTTTTGCTTCCGCTGCGGCGCGGATGGGTTCGCTTTCCGGGCCGGGGTAGATGTAAAGCGTCGCGTCGATGGTGTAGTTAACAACTGCCGCCGACTGGACGGTCACCCGGTCGGCGACCGGCCTGACGTCTTCGTCGTTAAGTGCGTTACGCACCACGGTCAGCAGCGCATCAGAGGCGGCACCGTTATCCTCGCGGGAAAGCACGGATATGGTCACGCACGCAGGCTCGGGGCTGATGACGGAAATATCAGCGACCCGACCGTCGGCGCTGCGGCCGTGAAATTCATACGCCCCCACCGGCCCCGCGACGCTCAGGCCCTCGAAAGCCTGTTGCGCCCGCAGACGAAAATCCGTGTCGGACTCCATGACCGCCGGTGTCGGCGGGATGGTGCTGTCGTCGGCCGGGGTGATAATCAGACGGGCGGTATTGGTGTTCGCGGCCATCACATCGAGGTCGTTGTTTTCGGCGTACGCCAGCGTGACAGCTAGGGCGGCCTCGTTCACTCGCAGACGCCATAACACTTCGCGGTATGAATTTTCTTCCAGATATTTCACCAGCGGATCGGACTCAAGTGCGAGCGTGCGGGCGATAGCCTCCTGCTGCTCTTCCGGGTAGAGCGAAATCAGGGTCGCCTTACGTTCAGCGAGGATGGATTCATAATCCAGCGTTTCCACCACGTCGGGCGCGGGGAGCTGGCTCAGGTCGATAATGGCCATAGGTTCAACTCACTGGAATGGTCAGGGATAAAGGGGCGACTGAGTCTTTGATTTCACCGGTCAGGTCAACCATCATCTGACCATTAAACTGGCGCTCAATCGTCAGTGACGTGATGGTGACGCGGGGCTCCCATTTCAGCAGCGCCATATAACAGGCACACATCATCTGAAGGTTCAGCGCATCGTTTTGCGGCATATCAATCAGGGAGGACAGCAGCGAGCCGTAATCGCGGCGCATCACCCGTGACCCGACCGGCGTGCGCAGGATATCGCTCACGCTCTGACGGATATGCTCAGCGTCGGTAATGGCCCGGCCGGTCTCCCGGTTCATGCCGATATAGCGGGTCGTCATTTGGTTCCCTCCGTCCGGCTGTTCCCGCGTTCGACGCCGCCGTGGTCATGGTCATCCACCTGCACGCCGTTGGAGGTAAATTTCCCGCCTGCGTGCTCGATGTCACCGCTCATCTTCCCGCCCTTCTGCACTTCAAGCGTGCCGGTGATGAGCTTGTTGGTACACACCACCTCCGGCGTATCGAGCGTGACGCGGGTCGACGCCTTAATCATCACGACCGGCACCGTGGCGGTTATGGATTTCGAAGCAGTGACCTCGGCGGTGGTGATGCCGGAGACAGAAAGCGCACCGGTCTCGGGTTCGTACTCGATGGCCGCACCGTCAGGAAAGGCAATGTGAAATGCATCTGCAGAGGCTGAGGGCGCGGGATGGTCATCAGAGAAAATGGCGGGCAAGACAAACGCCGTATCGAGTTCACCTCCGACGGCAAGAATTAGAACCTGCTCACCTACTGAGGGAGCCCACCACGTGCGCGAGCGTCCTGCGCGATGCGTCAGCCACTGAAGCCAGTCGGTAACGATGCCGCCGGTCTGCACGCGACAGCGACCCGCATCAAGGTCAGTCTCGATGATGACGCCGGTGCGAATGAGATTGCGCAGCAGGCGCAAAACATCCTGAAGAGTGGATTGTGTTTTCATGCAGAAGAGGATGCCGCTTGGTATGGTTAACGGCAATCGAACGGGGTTTTGTAGAGGATGAAACAACATTCAGAGAAAATATATGTCAATTCAGACGAGCTCTAACACCTTTGGATAATCGGATATCGAGCCGCTCAGCCAATTGGTATAAAAATATCATCAAGCTGCCCAGTAACATACTAATAACAATCAAATAGTGTGAAGGACATCTAAAGCACGCACCCTCACACTATTAACTCACAAAATCATTACGTACAGGTGGATATATTACTCGCCGCAGCAGATAATTTATCTTGATATTGTTCTAGAATATTTTTACCTTGTACTGCCGGATGATTATGCATTAGGAAATCACTAATATTTAGGTTAGAGCTCTGTTTAGCAAGAACTCGACGCTGCACGGCAAGAAATGCTCTATCAGTCGTTGAAGAACTATGAGCTGCTCTATTTCTGATGTTCTTCAAATCGGATAATTCAGTCGATATGGAATCAAGCGCCGCTTGGTACGGAGTTCCATTTTCCATATATAGGCAAGCTAATCTCTTTACAATTTCGTGATTAGCCCAGTCCACATATTTCTGTGTCCCTATAAGCATTTTTCCGGCATGTTCCTCATCCAATGGTGATACATAAACTATGGGTAGAGGTGTTTGCAATGATGTGGCCGAATTTATGTAACACAAAAAACTCTTCTCTAGAAACTCCTCCCAAAAAATAAACATCTTCAAAAAAGAAGACTCTATAATAAAACGTTTAACATCTGAGTCGCCCTCAGCGTTAAAACTAGAGTTTGCTAGTGTTATCGTACGATTAACAAATGCAAATCCACTTTGTAAATTAGTATAGCAATCACTTAGATCCATCACATTACCTACAGATCACATTGGCTAAATATTGGCTCCGCCTAACTCTCACAGCTTTATCAGTTGTCGCCCTTCTACAGTCATTGATAAATTGAATATCATCCTCATCATCATTTTCAGCAGCGTCGTCAAATAAACCATCCACATGAGATAGATTATTTTCTATTCTCCTTATTTTTGCCAAGTCCACTTGAGGAGCCGGATCAATATCTTTAAGCCCATACACCAAATGATATATAGTTAGAAATAATGAATAGAAAACATGGATTCGTTTAAAATTACTATTTTTTAGATTGCTTGAGAAAATCTCACATATAATTTCCACCACATTTAAAAATTGGGCTTTTAATTCTTGAAATTGAGCCTCATCAATATCTTCCTTTTCATACCTTTCATAATACTTAGACACAGATTTCTTAGTTTGAATACCATCAAGCATCCCTATATAGAGTTCAGAACAAAGTGCCACATCTTCCATGCGCAGGATTTTAGGGTTCGATATTATTTTATTGTCAACCCAAAAATCATGTAACTCATGAGCTGTCTCTTCTACCATTAACTTAAAGAGACTAAAATGTCTAGCGTGTATTTTTTCCTGTTCATTAAGCGGTACAGCATATGAATTCAAGCGAGCAAATATATCCAAAACATCGCCATCAGACATATTTGTTAGTAAATCCACAGATATCTCATAATTCAACAATTCATTTTGAATTTCCGGATCCACAGTTGATAGCTCAGAAAAATAAAGCCCGCCAAATTTCTTATTATGAGTTTTACTTATTACAAACCCATCATTCATATAAGCAATGATAGCCCTGAGCCTTTGTTGACCATCAACTACCTCACGAGTGGTTTTTCTACTCATGGCATTAAGTATTTGTCTAATGAAGACCTTAGGTATAGGCTTACCTCTAATAATGGTATCAATTAGGTATGATTTTGCTTTTTCACTCCATACTTCCTTTCGCTGAAACTTAGGTGACAATACTAACTGGTCACTTTCATTCCACTCAATAAAATCATTAATGCTATAAGCTCTGGAATCAAAATTTTTCATCTGACCATTTCCTTTCATCAACTCAATTTACACTTATACGGGTCGTTCCAATCATCATATAACCATATAAGGGTTACAATACCTTAGGATGCACATCTTACTACATTTCTCTTTTTTTAATAGATAGTCTAAACATTTACTAAGGCGCTTTATGAACTGCCTCATCTTTTCACCAATTTTTCGCCGGTAAGAGTATGTACCCAGTAGTGAAAAAATCAGGCCGAATCATGAGCACTGCAACTCAGATGCTTAATAATCAACTCATCTATGAGCTGTTTATCTCTCCGATTGAAACCAAACAGCGGACGCTTCGGATATTGCACATCTTGACTGCGTGGGTTGGGCCGGTCTTTGAACCCGTACTGATGCACCTTCGCCATACGCTGCACCTTGCCCGCAAACTCCACCACTGCCGCATCATCGCGCCCGGTCGCCTTCATAAAGCGGTTAGTACGCAGCTTCACGAACATCTCGCGCTTTACACGGCCCTTTTTGGCCCTGACTAGCTGGCGTTTTCTGGCGGCATATGGGGTGCCGTCCGGGGCTTTCTGAGTTTTGATACGATGCTGCTGTCGGGTGCGCAGCGTCTTCGCGATATCGGCGGCCATCCGTCGACGGTTCGCCGGTGAGAGTGCCGCAATCAGCCCGGCCAGCCGGTCATCAAAGGGTTTAAACTCATTCATCCCATTCGCTCACAAGCTCGCCGTGAACATACAGCTTCATCGGTCGGGTCACCGGTTCTGGCGGCTGCGGTTCGGCCGCGTGCTCGATGTGCAGTTCGGCCCCGACTTCTTTGACGATAGTGCGCTCGGTCAGTAACAGGCTGATGCTGAGGTCGATGCTGTCATCGTTGTTAATGTCTGCCTCGTAGACGAAGCCCCGTTTACGGCCCTCGTCCGTGGTCATGATGTCGGCCTGCTGGACCCTGAGCCATGCCTGAATCGGCACGAGGATCAAATCAATATCGCCCGGAAAATCGGTCACCACTACGTTGAGCGTGTACTGATTTTCAAACGACAGCGATGTCGCCAGTGTAGAGGCCAGTTTCCCGTTATCGATAAAAATGCGCATCATGTCGGGGTTCGCTTTCAGCACCGGCACGGCATCAGTTAAGGCGTTGCGCAGACTCTTCGGTTTGAACATCCGTTTTATCCTGACAGGCTTTGATCGTTTCGACCTGAAGCGCACAGCTTTCGAGCGCGGTCTCGAGCTGGCGAATGTCGGCGCTTAGGTCACCATTGGTTAACGGGTCACTGCCCGGCATCGGACACAGGCTGACCCTCGGGCAGGCGTTCAGCACAACCACCGGCGGAGATACAGGGGGCACGTCGGTGCAGGCTGCGCACAGCAGCAGGCAGCTCAGCGCTGTACCAACGGCGTAAATCTTCGTTTTCATTGAGTAGCCTCGTGATGGTTCGCTCCCGACGCGCAGCCCGCGTTCCGGCAGCGGCGAGTTTCTGACGCAGGTGCACCTGCGCCCGGTCATTGTCCGCACTCAGGCGCTGTGCGGTGAGTAGCTGGTCTTTCAGCATATCGATAGTGCGTTTCTGGTCACTAGCGATGTCATTCGCGCGGGTAAACGCGCGGCTGAGCTTGCTGTTTTCATGCTTCAGCCAGACCAGCGCCAGCCCGGCCACAGCCAGTAAAATCATCAGTGTTTTCATTTTGCCCCCTGCATACAGCGCGACCATTCCCGGGCGCGACGGTTTTCAAGTCCGGTATTTCTGACGCCGTTCACGTAGACCCAGCGGGTGAGCTGGTCGCACGCCTGCGCCCACTGATGACGTTTGATTAACCAGGCCAGTGTCGAGCGACAGGCCGCACCCGTGCCGACGTTAAAGGCGAAACTGACGAGCGAGTCATAGACCGGCTGCGGCATCTTCACTGGCACGCACACCGCCAGCCGTCGCTCAGTATTGAGCACGTCGGCGACCAGATTCGCCGCGGCGTCGTGTTCGGTGATATTGCGTTTCGGTACCACCCCGACAGTGTGGCCGATGCCTGACGTCCACACGCCCGCGCTGCACTGGTAGGGGCGCAGACGGCACCCCTCAAGGTCTGCAATCAGGGCGAGACCCTCCGGCGAGGTATTCAGCAGACGAAAATCAGGCACCAGTGCTGCCAGTGCCAGCACGACGGCCACACTGCAACGTTTAACGACTGAGGCCACGGATCACCCCCTTATCGATTCCGGCCGCAACGAGATAGCGGTAGGTCTGGCGGCGGTACCAGAAATTCACCAGCGCGGTGAAAATGGCGCACCCGCCGCCCACATACAGCGCGAGTTTTTCCGGGGTCTGCGTGCCGAAATAGGCCAGCGCCACGGAAAACCAGTACGTCAGAAACGTTGTGATTTTTTCCATCGTTAATCCCACAGGTTAAGGGTCTCCGTGACGGCGGCGGTGTCGACGACCGGCAGACTGACGGACGTACCGTGCGGCAGGATGGCCCCCCGCTCAGCCAGACCCGGATTAGCGGCGAGCACCGCCTCGACAATGCCCTCAGTACGGCCATAGTGGCGATGACACAGGGCGTCGAGGGTGTCGCCCTGCTGCGCGATGACGTTCATCAGATTTGCCCCACGATGCAACGGGCTTTGTCCTGGATACGGGCGACGGACCAGCGCATATCCCGCCACAGCTCGTCGATGGTGCTGTCGATGCTGTCGGCCTTTTTGTCGCCTTTGGCGCTCGCATCCACCCCGCGATAACGCTCATAGAGCGTGGCGGTGGTCATGGCACAAACGGCGTTGAAATAGTGGAAAACACGCACGCTTTCACCGTCGAGCTCATCGGTCGGCACCTCCGCGAGGGTCGCATGACCGGCTCCGAGCTGAAGGTCGCGCCAGTCGCGCAGCTCGGCGTTGGTTTCCGCCATTCCGGCTTTAATCGCCCGGCGCAGACGCACAGGAGAAACCGTCTGCTCGAGGCGCATTTCTTCCCGCACACGCTTCGGGTCAACGTCCGGGAAAAAGCCGGTGTTTTTTATCACCGGTTCATCGTCCGGCACGGGCGGGATCACCAGCGGCTCGCGCGATCGTGCCGGGTTACTGACTACAAGCGTCGTCATGACTACCTCTGAAATAGGTGGGCGGTGGACGCTGGCCTCTGCTCAGGTGAAACACCTGCCTCGGCCAGCGTGCCGCCCGGCGCGGGGCGCATTCTGTTAACCGGCGACTTTCCTCGGGCGACCTC